ATATTGACGGTGCAACAAATTATATGGATATAGATGGTTCTGATAATACTGTTACCTACACAGGAACAGGTGTTTCAGCAAGTGCAGGTGGTTATTTTTATCTAGACCATACTGGTGGTCAACGAACTTTTAATATTCAACAACTGAGTACCCAAGACAATGATTGGCTTAAAATTATTTCTGTTGGTGGCAATGCTTCTTCCACAGTTTGCGTTATCCAAAACGACCAAGGAACTGCAGTCGGCTGTTAGTATTGGCGGTGTTTCTGAACTCAATGGTTCAGCACAAATAGTAAGGGACAAACCTTTAGACGCAGAATTAGAACTCTCTATACAAAGCAATGACGAAGCCATTACTAATAATGGTCGTATGGCAATAAGATTTCTTGACGATTCAATAGTAAGGCTTACAGAACACTCACAACTACTTATAGATGAATATATCTATGACGTAGACCCTTCTAAATCAAAAATGGCTCTCACCTTTGGTCTTGGAACAGTCAGATTTGTTACTGGCAGTCTAAATAAAATAGATAAAAAAAATATTAAACTTAGGACACCTACAGCCAATATTGCAATTCGTGGTACAGATTTTACCGCTACAGTAGATGAGTTAGGAAGGTCATTGATAATACTTCTTCCTGATTCATTAGGTCTTTCTTCAGGAGAGATTCTAGTCACAACAGCAATGGGTAGCGTATTGCTCAACAAGCCATTCCAAGCGACAACAGTAAGTGTCTTTGAGTCTAAACCAAGCAATCCTGTAATCTTAGACCTAACATTAGATATAATAGACAATATGTTGATTGTCACTCCCCCTAAACAACAAGTGACACTAACTGAAGAGGTGGCAGTCAACGCAAAAGAGAATATTCTTGATTTTAATGGATTAGATATTGACTATCTAGATGAGGATTTTTTAGCCAATGATGAATTGGAGTTCAATGAGTTGGATATTAATTATTTAGATACCAACTACCTAGAAGACCTTTTAAATATCTTAGATTCATTGGCAATAAGTGAAGAAGAAGATGCTCTAGCAGATGCAAACGGTATTTCTCTTATTGGAACAAAAATAGGTCAAGACAAAGATACCCAAATAACAACTCTAGTTGCAGGAGATGTGATATCTGTTAGAAGAAAAGTGAATGACTCAATGAGATTAGACCTTAATGGCAATGATGCCTATACATTAATCATCATACAAGATGGTGTCAGTAATGTTGTTAAGATTAATGGGGGAGGAGATTCTGTTATAACAATTACACAAAGCGATTAGGCTTTCTGTTTATAACAACCACCTTTACCATACATACCAATAGCTTCTAAAGATAAAGCCAATTCATCTAAGTCATATTCATTGTCATTAAATCCAACATATATACTTAACGGGTCATCTAAAGTTCCATATGAATCCTGCATAGCTCTTTTAATTAAAGGGTCATTTATATTATTCATAAACTCTACAACAATATTTTTACCTTTATTATGCGTATCAAAATCTCTAGTTCTATATTCAATATCTACCAAATATAAATCTGCTTCTGTCATTGTCGGTTCTTGTTTTTCACCTAATATATGTATATTCATGTTATTACTTAGCCCTGCAAGGTTCGCCATTCTTATTTCTTATCAATTCAGCACAATGCTCTTGCAAAGTAACCAACTGCATTTCAGTCAAAGCAAATGCAGCACATTTAGCTTCTAATAAAGGGGCATTGGGATTATTACCATATCTTCTGTAATCATTAATACTATATTTTGTTCTATTCATGTTATCTCCTTGTAATTTATTATCTAACATATAGTTATTATAACAACTAGTAAATGTTTACACAAGCCCTTTGTGATATTATTTTGTTATGAAAAAACTCTTGATACCTGTATTGGTTCTCTTGTCTCTACCTTTGATCTTTCAAAGCATACCAACTGAAATATTAAAACTACGAGTTTTTGATTCCTTTGTTAAAGATTATGAGCCATCAGGTAACTTTGTAATTCTTAATATCACTGAAAATGATGTAGAGAATGAAGGGGGTTATCCTTTGCCAAGGAGAAGGCTGGCTGAAATACAAGTAGAGCTGATAAATAAAGGGGCTATTGGAATAGGTTGGGTCATGTCATTTCCACAACCTGACAGAATGGGTGGTGATGCAGTTTTTGCAACCACTTTAGGTTATGCACCTTCAGTTATCGCTATGTTTGAAGATGGCAATGGTAATTATCCAATCCCCACAGGAACAGTTGTCAAAGGCAACGATGTTCATGCTATATTATCTGAGGGAGTCAAGGAAAACCTCTACACTCTAACAAATAATACATTACAGGGATTAGCCATTGCTCCCGTAGAGGTAGATCAATTAGTTAGACGGATACCCCTTTTGGTAAAAACCCCTAGCAATGATTGGATACCTTCGTTTGGAACACAAATATACAAAGCACTCTTTAAGGTAAAAACCTACATTATCACTACAAATGATAATGGTATCCAAGAGATATCAATCAGAGGAATACCTCCAGTTAAAACAGATAGTCTAGGTCGTAAATGGATTAGTTGGATAGACACACCACAAACTAATTTAGAAGAAATGAACGTAGATGGTAAGTTTGTATTCATAGGAGTCACAGCCAATGGAGTTATGCCGCAAATTGCAACGCCTATTGGTTTGTTAGAGCCACATAAGATACAGGCAGCTCTTGCGGAATCTATACTAATCCAAGACTCACCGAACATACCCGATTGGAGTTTGTCAGTTGAAATAGCTATTTTTCTCATAATGGTGTCGTTGACATGGTTCGTAATACATCTATTAGGTGTTACATGGGGTGTAGGTATAGCTTTATTATTGATGTTATCTACAGCTTATACAGGATATGAACTTATACACAGGGGTCTACTTATTGACGTAAGTTGGACTGTATTATCTCAATTTATTACAGGCACAATCGCCTTCTATTTAAGATTTAGAGAACAGTTTAAACTGAGGTTGCAGATTAAAAAACAATTTGAGCATTACTTAGACCCAAGACAGGTTAAGCAATTACAAAAAAATCCTTCTCTATTAAAACTAGGTGGAGAAAAGCGATACGCAACTTTTTTATTCACTGATGTTAGGGGGTTCACCTCCCTTTCAGAGTCTTTACAGCCTGAGCAGGTAACTTACATAATGAATAAAGCACTCACTGCACAACAAAATGCAGTACAAAAACATGGAGGAATGGTAGATAAGTATATAGGTGATGCAATGATGGCTATATTCAATGCACCTATAGACTTGAACAACCATGAAGCAAAGGCAATATATTGTGCGTTAGATATTCAAAAGAATATGGAGCTTTTAAATATAGAGTTGGAGTCTGAAGGAATACCAGCAGTGCAAATCGGTATAGGTATTAATACTGGCTATGCTGTAATTGGTAATATGGGTAGCGAAACGAGGTTTGATTATACCGCAATTGGTGATTGCGTAAACATTGCAGCTAGGCTTGAATCAGGAACTAAAGACGCAGGTGTAGATTTGCTCATTGGTCAAACAACGCAAAATGGGATAGAATTTGATTTAATAACTCTTGAGCCTATAAGTGCTAAAGGGAAAAAAGAAAAGCTACAGGTGTACACATGGGATTCAAGTTATCAATAATATTAGCAGCTCTATTAGTCATAACTATGAGTAGTTCAGCTTGGTATATAGATAGACTGCAAGACAATATCTCTACACTTAAAGGTAATCAAATAGCGTTGGAAAGTTCTATAGCTGCACAGAATGATTCTATTAAGTCTTACGTCCGTAATCAAAAGATACAAGCAGAAGAAATGCAAATCCTAGAAAAAGAACGACAGGAGTCAATAAGAGAAGCAAAGAAACTGCGAGCAACCTTTGCAAAACACGACTTAGATAATCTAGCATTGAAAAAACCAAAATTAATTCAGAACATTGTAAACAAAGCAACGAAGAAAGTGAATGCAGAATTAATCGCAATGACTAACCCTAATCAGTTTGATGAATAATTTTAGAATGGAATATGCGTGGATGCTCAAACCAATAAGTAAACGAGCTAAAAAAATCAGAGAAGAAGCTAAAGTAAAAGAAGCTAAAATGGTCGGTGTCAAAATGAAAGCGATCTTAATATCTATATGCCTTCTTCTTCTAAGCAACTGTTCTATGATTCCA